TGCGGGCGCCTGGCCGCTGGGGCGGCCCCTCCTGCCCCCCCCCCGCCGTTGCGTTCGGCGGGGATGTTGTTTTTCAGTCCGTCCGCTGCCCATGGCTTGGATAGCAATTTTGGTTGTGGCATGGTTTAAACTCCCATAAAAAAAGCACCCTCGCCGAAGGGTGCTAAATTGGCTTCGATATAGCCGAAGGTTTTATCTGCCTCCGGCTCGTAAAAGTCTAGTAATACGCCGCTGGGGCGCGGCAACAGGTCGCTTTGTCGGATGATGGCGCGTTCAACAGGCAGGAGGTAGAACTCAAACACATAACGCGCGGCCATCGTGCCGTTTTTCACAAAATACGCCCGACCGCGCGAGCCGAACATCTCGCGTAAGAGGCGGTTGATATGCGGGGCGGTGGCATAGATGATGTTGCTCATCGCTTTAAGCATAATCACGCGGCGGTAGGTGTCGTCGTCCAAACGATAGCTCCGTTCCAAGCCCTCGCCCGTGCTCCATACGCCGTTGTCAAACGGGGTAAAGCCCTGCGAAAAGCCGATGTATTCGTCTTGCGCGCTAATCATGACTTCCCGACCAATACCGACGATCGCGCCCCAAATATCCAGCCCGAAACCCTGCGCGGTAGAAACGTTCCACACGGTATCGTAAAACCGTTGCTTGTCGGTGCGCGGGTCGATGCAGTCATCAAACCGCCGTATCAGGCGGCAAATGACCGGGCTGTTGGCGTATTGGCTGATAACGGTTTCCTTGACGTCTATCATACGCTCACCACTTCGATATTTTCGGCACGGACAACGGGGGTCTGGTCAATGCCGACCGACACAAAATTACCCATACTGCCGGACGACAAACCGATTTCCACGTCTAGCACATGCACATTCGGCACGGCTTTCACCACGGGGGCAACGTAGCCGATGGCATACAGGTTCGCGCCGATGCGCCCCTTGAAGGCATTGATAACGGCCTGCTTAATGGCAGCATCCGCACCGATAAACGCCCCACGCTCAATTTTGATGCGGAAATACACCGGCAACTCGTTCGGGCGCATGAAGGCGACCTGATAGGCGGGCTTCGGGTCGTTGTAGCTATGGTCGTACACCGTGATTTCGGTGTTGCCGTTGAAATCGCAGCCGCTGCCTGCGTAGCGCAGCACGGCTTCTGCCACTGCCGTATCATCCCCGCCCACCGCCGCCACATAAATGCTGTGCGGCTTGAGGGTGTAGTTGGTCGCGCCGGCCTGCACGTTTTGGCCTTTTGGGTTGTCGATGACGTACACATCACGCACCCCGTCCAGCGCAAACACGTTGGCATACACCGCCTGCGGTGTTCCGTGGGCATTGATGGCGACACTGCGCCGCCTGCGTTCGGCGAATTCGGCGCGGCTCTCTTCCGCCCGACCGGGAACGGCAGGGCGAGGGTTGTCCACCCTGTCCAGCCCCACCAAGGCTTGATAAATAACGTTCACACTGTGGGAGGGGGCTTCAATCTGCCCGGCGGCAATAAGCGTGCCGCTGACTTTGCCGCTGATGGGAATGCCGATTTCCTGCTGCAACGCCCATTGGTTGCCCGCGGCATCCTGCACGATGAATCCCTGCGGAATCTGTGTGCCGGGAAGCCCGACAAACTCACATACCACCGCCGAATCGGTGGCGGGTTTGCGCTGCAAGAAATAGATTTGGGCAATCGCGTCCTGCATCACGCCTTCGGCATATTCGGGGTGGATTTGATTGACCAGTTCGGCAATCACGTTGTTTTTGTCGGCAATCACGGCAGCCAGCGAGGAGGCAAGCTGCCCCTGCGGCGTTTCCAGATTCAGATTCAAACCGCCGCCGAAAGCATCGTTGAAGTCGGCCAACACGCCGTTCAGCACTTCGGTTTCGGTCGGAATCTGCAAGCCCTGCGGCGTGAAGCGAATGGGTGGGACATGACTGCTCATAGCGTTACCTCATATTGTTTTTGGGCGTCGTCGGTAAATTTCAGGCTGCCTGAAAGCACGCGCCCGTCGCGCAGTTCGGCGGCCACGTCTGCCGCCACCACGCCGGGGACGGACAAAGCAGCCTGCACCAACCGATGCCGATATAGCGCGAACGACTGTTTTTTACCCAGCATTTCTTCAAAATAGGGGATGCCCTTTTCTGTGTCGTAATACAGTTCGCCCGCAAACAGGCGGCACGCCGAAGCCACATCCTGCGCTTTGGCGTAGGGGTCTTTGGCCAGCGCGATATTGCCTGCTGTATCCAAGACCAAATCCCAGCTTTGCGGGTCAAGATAGAGAGTATTCATGTTGCCACCGGTTTGCCTGATTGGTCGTTGCCGCTCTGCACCCCTGAATGTGGGTGATTGAGCAGGCTGATGTCTTTAGCTTTCACGTCGCCGTCGGCAGAAATCCCGCCGCCACCCGTAAATTGCGCCGTGGTTTGGGTGTTGGCCTGAAAGGTTTGCGATGTACTGCTTACACCGCCTTTGGCGTTCAGGCGGATATTGGCCGCCTCCATCTCAATATCGCCGGGGGAAAACAGCTTGATGCCGCCGTCCTTAAAATGGATATACTGCTTGGGCGTGCCGTTCAGGAATCCGCCGAAATACAGGCCGTCCGAATAATCGAAACGCCGCCTGCTTTGCGGAGCGGACGGCGCTTTGTTTTGCTTGACGCTGGAAATATCACGGCTGCAAAAGCCACACATGCCGATGTCGCCCGGTTCGGGGTCGATAATCACGGCGTTGCCACCGCCTTGCAGCCGGAAATACGGCACGTTGTAGATGATGCCGTGCGGCATAACCGTGCCGTCGCCGCTGATTTGGGCAACCAACGGCTGCACGTCCACCAGCCCTACAGGGGCAAGTCCGCCCGATTTGGTTTTCACCACGCGCACCAGCGTTACGGTTTGGATGCGCGAGACGATGCCCGACACGATTGCGCCGATTTCGCCTGCGCCGCCTTGTGTTTGTTCGGGGCGGTATTGCGCCCAATTATTTTGTTGCGACTTTGGCATTTGTATCCTCCACATTGGCGGCTTTGATGTCGGCCAGCCATTTGCCGCCCGGCGTTTGGCTTTCCAAGTCCAGCGACAGCCCGAATACGCGCCATCTGCCGTTGCATTGTTCAATCAGGCTGCCTGCAACCTCAATCAGTCCGCCGAAGCGCAGGGCTTTGTCGTACAGGCATTGCAGTTTCACGCCCTGCAAATCGGGTATCGGATAGCCGATTAGGCCGGTGGACGGGCTGACGATGGGTACGTCAATCATGCGCGGCTGCCCCTTGGGTGTGATTGCGACGGTTTCGTTGTCGATGTACACGTCTATATTCGCATTGGCGGCAATCTGCTGTATTTTGCCCAGTTCGGTATTGTCCAAATACTGATTGCTGATTTTGGCTTTTACACCGTTGTTCTCAAAACGCCTGCCCATGCGTTTGCAAATGGCTTCGATGGCCTTTGCCACATCGGTTTCGCCTTCGTGGCTGACCGCTTCGGCGGGTTTAAGTTGCCACAAAACGGCGGTGTGGCTCTCGATAACCAGGCAAATATCCGGCGCACCGCCCATTTCGGGGTAGGCAAATGTGATATTGCCGGTATAAACCACGCTCAGGCTGCCTTTTTCGCCTGCCTCCACCTGCACCAAGTTCATCATTGCCTGCTCGGTGTTCCATTTCACGCGGAGCAGCTTCATGATGCTGTCCAGCTTCAAGCCGTACACTTTGATGCGGGCAGACGGCATCACCGCGCCGTTGCCGTAGTTGATTTGGCAGGAGGTGCGCAAACCTTCGACAACCAGCGTATCGTTGCCTTTCGCATCCCACACGTCTTTTTCCTGCCCTAACTTGATACTGACACGCAGGATTTTTTCTTTAATGCTCATCGTGGTACACCAGAATAAAGCGGCTGCCCAGTTCCTGCCATTGCGGGTCTAGGCTGCCTGCGGTATCGACAAAATACAGTTCGCCGCGAAAGCCGCGATAAGTCTCGCCCACCAGCGGCATACCGTGCAGGCATACCCGTTCGCGTATCAGCACACGCCCGTCTGCCGACACGGTGGCATACAGCCTGCCCAATCGCGGCAGCAGCGATATGGTTACTTCCTGCCCGCCCAATGTGGCACTTACTTTCTGCACCGGGACAGACTTTAGGGGGATTTGGTAAATCATTTTCAGGCTGCCTTATTTCAAAGCCCAGACCAACAGTGCTACTGCCGAAATCACCGCCGATAGCGCAACCCCACAAGCCAGCACCAAGCCGGCCTTATCTGCTCCATGTTTACTCATTTTCCCACCTACCCTTAATCTGTGTTTTCGTTTATACTTCACTTTATGATTTTTCCTTACCCGTTCTAAGGTTAAATACAGAAACCCCGCAGAGTTGCCGCCCTGCGGGGTTTCGTTTTTTTATTTCAGCCCAAAGCCCTTTTTGAGGGCATTGACGCCTTCATTCCATTTTTTGCTGGCCGCTCCGTACAGTTTTGAAGCTATGGATTCGTTGTTTTGTATCGGCTTGGGCTGTACCTTGCCTCCGTCTGCCTGTGCTTGTGCGCCGTCCGGCTTGGTTTTGGTGTATTTCACTTCCACCTGCCGTACTTCGGCCAAATGGATATTGACCTTTAATAGCCGCGCCCCATCCGATGCTTCACGGGCATAGTCATAACCCGTTATCGCCATGTTCGGATACACTGCTTCGGGCGTGATGACCAAGAATAAATCCGTGCTATTAGCCAACGTATCCAACAGGCCGAGAAACGCGCCTCGCGCAAATACACCGCCGCTGCCCTTGCTCATCTGCACCGTTACCGTGAACGGGTCGCCCACCTTGTTGTAGCTGGCGAACGAACCGCGTTCAACAGGCGCATTGGACACTTTGGAGGTGTTTTGGTGTTTGACTGACGTTACATTATCCGACAACAACAGCGGAATGCCGTTTTGTCCGAAAATGCCCCAGTAGTTACCGAAAACGGCGTTGATTAAGGCCGCGCCACCGAACTTAATCAGTGCGCCGCCCACGTTTCTCGGCAACTTGGGAATATTTGGAATGCCAATTGAGTTCCAAGCCATTATTTATCCCCATAAAAAATGCCGCCTGATTATTCAGACGGCATTTCCATTCTTTCTTTATTTCAAATAGAGCTGTCTCAACTCACGTTCCCTCAGCAGTATCTTTTCCCTTCTGCATAGAGATACAGCGCCCGGTCCTGTTGAGCCGAAGTTCCACATCTCGTTCTGACACTCAAAGTCTTTCATCTCCCACCACTTTCTTTGCGACTCAATAAGGCGGTTGGTGGGACTAATGCTTTCGTAATCCATCCCATCAGCATCCTGTCTGACTTTTGCCAAAGCTCTACGATAGGTGGAAGTTAAGGTTCTCATGGCAGCATCTTCTTGTCTAAAGGCGCAGGTCTCAAAATCAACGACATTTTTTGCATTTTGGCATGGGGCGGCGAATGAGAAAACGGGCGCGGCCAAAACCATGAATAGGAATAAATTTTTCATTATCAATACCTTAAACCATTGCTGGCACAATCTGCACCAGCCTGTTACGGGCGGCGGCAGATGCATCCTCCATCGTGCCGTCTATAGTGCTGGCCGAAGATTGTACATGAATACCGCCGTTGATGGCGAGTTGCATGTTGCTGTTGTTGGTAATCTGCTGTGCCTGTTGGCGGGCAGCAGCGCCTTGTTGCATAGAGTGCAGTCCGCGTGCAGCGCCGTCGGCAACGGCCTGGCCGGCAACGGGCGTGTCGCGGAAATAATTGCGCTGATGCGCGCGGAATGCTGCGTTTTGCACCATTTCGCCTTTGGCGATATAGCCGTCGCCGTTGGAGTCCCATACGCGGTTCAACGCATAGGCACGGCTGCCGCGCCGATACCCGTAGCCGGTAACGGCGGTGTATAAATCGGCCACGTCGCGCTGTTTCCTACCGTCAAAGCCTCGCTCTTTGAAGTAGCGTTCGACGTAGTTCATCTGCTCATCAAACGACAATGCCCTGAACTGCTGCCGCGTCATGCCGTAATAGCGCCCTTTCACGCCGCCCGTGCCTTTCATAAACTGAATTAGGCCGGTGGCAGAAGAAGTGGGATTGATGGCGCTCGGGGAAAACGTCCCGCTGGTTTCAAACGAAATCACCGCCGCCAAATCGTTCGGATTGACGCCGATATTGCGCGCCACCCTTTGAATAGCGGCGGCTTGTTCCGCCGTCAGCCTGCCGTTTCTTGCCCGTCTTCCTGCCTGCTGCCTGTTGCCGCCCAACCACGGTTGCGAGCTGTAGCTGGCAGGATGAATGTTATCCCTGCCTGCTTGGAAGCCTCCTTGGAAGGTGGCATGTTCCTCGCGGGCGATTTGTCCCAGCAGGGCGTTCATTCTCGCGCCAGTTTGGCCGTTTCGATTGTAGGTATTGGATACCCCAAGCAGCCGCACATTCGCCCCCTTGGCACGCAATGCACGGATTTGGGCTCGGATGCCGTCGGTATCGTTCGGGTTGTTGCTCATGCCGGACGACAGAATCACGGTTTGGCCTTGCAAGTTGCCGGAATAGCCGTTGATGAAGCCCAATACCTGCTGCGGATTAGCACCCTCTCTAGTTGAACCTGTGCCGTTTACCGCACTACGGTAGCCGTGAGCGATACTATCGCCGAAGTAAATCGTGCCACCTGGGGAAAACATCTGTCTGGCGACACGTCCTCCAGAGCCTAGGTTTCGTACCGCTGCCTGAGCCGAACCTGCCGCGCCTGGGGTGTGGCCAGTAGCGACATCAGCTGCGCCGGATACCCGTTCGGCGGCGCTCTGTACCTGCTCCGCAACAAAGTTTACCGGGCGCATGGCCAAGCGTTTTGCCGCCGTCCAAGCGCGGTTGTAATCGCGGTTCATCAAGGCATCGAAGATTTCGCCTAGGTCTTCCAATGCGGGAGCAACGAATTGGTAGATGTCGTTGGCAAGGCTTTTGAAGCCGTTGGCCAGCGAGCGCAAGGATACCCCGTTTTCATCGATAAACCCCTTCAGGCGCAGCCAATCAAACAAATTCTTCCCGGCTTCCGCCCATGATGTGTATCCGGTGAGCAGATAGGTGAAGCCTTTAGTAAGGCTGTCCACCGATACTTTCGATGTTTTGATGTAGTTGGTGAACGCACCCCAGTCGAATAGGCTCTTACCGCCTTCCGCCCAAGTTTTGTAATCGTCATAAAGCAGCACAAACGCTGCACCCAGAGCAGCCACGGCAGCAGCGGCCAGCGCAAACGGGGCAATAAAGGCATACAGCGCCGTTACTGCCGACCACAGCACGGGAATCAGCACCACACCCAGCACGAAAGCCAAGCCCTCGAAAACGTGCTTCATGGTGTTTTCGTTGCGCATCAGATAATCGGCAAAGCTGCTGACCAGTTTTACCAGTCGCAATAGGTGCGGGGCGAGCGCATCGGCAATCATGTTTTTCAGCGCATCCCATTGCTGGTTGAGATAAGCGCGGGAGCGGGTCAGTTCGCGGCTGACGGCAATTTCTTTCTCGCCGGAGCGATAGAGCCGGTCTTGTAAGGCCAGCATCTTTTCCATTTCGGCACGCCCAAGCAGCAATGTGTTGATAGTGCCATCATCCAAGCCCATGCTTTTGGCCAAATTGTAAGCCTGCACCCGATCCATTTTGGAAAAGCGGTCTGACAAATCCAGCATGATGCTGTCAAGGTCGCGTGCTTTACCGTCAGCATTGAGCAAGGCCACGCCGAAAGCGTTGAAAAACGGAACCATGGATGTGTCGCCCATGGTGGTGAGCCGGGTAATGCTCATGCTCAGCCCAGCCAAACTGCCTCTCATGGCATCGGCCTGACCACCCGCCATTTCAGCCATGCCGCCCCATGCTTGGAGCTGGTTACGGCTCATGCCGATATTGCGAGATAAGTTGTCTAGCTGCACGTTGGCTTCAGTGGTCTCACGGATCAACTTATCCAGCGCATTTGAGCCAGTAACGAGGGCAAAGAGCGCGGCAGCGCCTTTTGCTACCTTCCCCATTGCTTCGGTAAGGTTTTTGGCCTGCTTGACGTTCTGTTTGACCTTTTCGGCGTGTTTGTCCAACCCTTTGCCGGATTTGCCCGTTTTTGCTTCTGCCTTCTCGAATGCCTCGGTCATGTCATCCAATTTGGAGACTGCCTGCTTGGCTTCCCGGCTGAATTTGGACGAGTCAATGCCCAACTCCATAAACAGGGTATCAATTACTGTTGCCATAGCGATTCCTAAAAAAGGCTGCCTAAAACTTTTCAGGTAGCCTGTTGTGCCTTGTTGAAGGCATCGGTATTGACGATTTCGAGCAGGTTAAAGGCATCTTCCAGCCCGTACACGGTTTGCAGTTCGTGCAGGCTGCATATACGGGAGGAAACCAGCGCACCGATGGTTTGGGTCAGATTCAGGTAGCCTTGTTGTCGGCTTCCTCCTCCCCGCCCGATGCCGAGGTCAGGCCAAAGGCGTGTTGCAAAAAATCGGTATGCAATGCGAACACCTCCTTCCGCAAACGCCACAGGGTCGTGAAGTCTTCCACATCGTTGAAATCCATATTCAGCGGGCGCGGCTGGCCGCCTTCGGGGATGATTTGCACGCAGTCCAAAAGCTCGTTCAAGAGCGGGATGGCGTCTTCAGGTTTGACTTTGCCTAATGCGCCAAGCGTTGCCCCAACCATGCCGATCATTCCTTGCTGCGGGGAGATGCCGCCTAAATCAACACCGCTGTTGGCCAACGCCAAAAGGGCGCGCATCGCCCAGTGGTCGGCGCGGGCGGCGGGCATTTCGGTAATCAGGAACACGCGGCCTTTATCCCGCCCGTTCTCAATGGTGATTTGCCGGGTTTTCAGAGCCATCTTAAATCTCCTCTGGTTTCACCACGATGCGGAAGCTGTAGGTTACGGCTTCCAGCGTTTTCTTAGCCGTGGTACCGCCGGGGATTTCCACCAAGAAGCCGGTGGCAGTGTAGCGGCGCTTCACTGATGAAATCTCAACCGAAAATTCCACCATGCGCGTTTCCTGACGTTGCAGGATGTCGTTGGTGAATTGGTCGAAGTAGTCGCGCGATTTGCTGGTGGGCGCAAGCTGGATGTTGAAGTCCACTTCGTAGGGCGTAAAGCCGCCGGATTGCTGGCCATCCACGCCCATCATGGTTTCGCCGATTTTGCCTTGTCCGAAGTCAAAAGCGTTGTCGGCGGCGTAGCCTTCAATCTGTACGAAGTTGTCGTTAAAGCCTTTCACGCGCATCAGCAGGATGCTGTTGGCGGCGGTTAGGGTGCGGTCTGATACGGTTTGCATATATTTTCCTTTGCAAAGAGGCTACCTGAATTGTCAGGCAGCCTGCACGGGTTTACTGAACATTGATTGAGCCAAGATTGATGTTGTGCACGCTGCCGCCGTCGGTGTACCACAGCTTCATCGGCATGGATTGGCGGTTTCCGCGGGTCTGCGCCGAAGCGTTCTGAATCAGCAGGAAATAACCGGTGCTTTCAATCTTCGCGGCGGCATCGACGCGCGCTTCGTTGTTGATCAGGGCGCGTTGCTGTTCGCTCAACGGTACGCCCGGCTGGATGCTGCCGAAGTTCAATGCCTCGTTAATCGGGTCTTGGCAGGCAGCGCGTTGCAGGGCGATACCGACGGCGTTGTACGGCACGGCCTTGGCAGAGGTGAGCAAGGTCATCAGGGCAAGCTGCAACTGGCTGTTGAGGCGGATTTGGTTCACATAAGCATCAATCCATTTCCATTTGCCGGGCATTTGGCCGGGATAAAGGAAGGTAAAGCGGTCGTTTGCGGTCGCCCATGCGCCGTAGTAGTTGTAGCCGTTCTCTTTCAGGTTGTCGGCATCGGCAGCGTTGTCCACGTCCACGCTCAAACCGGATTGGTTTTTGAACGCCAGCGTGATGCGGCCTTGCGTTTCGGTGAAATCAATGGAAGCAATCGCGCCACACAGGAAAGCGGCCTTGTCCAGCCCGCCGTAAATCGGGGCGGTGCCGTCGTAGGCGGCGGCTTTCAGTTGTGCGCCCAAGCAGGTAGTGTTTCCGGTTTGCAGCGCGGCGGCTTCTTTACCCCATGCGGCATAGAGGAAGCGGTTGTTTTGCGCGTTGCTCCATTTGGCCAAGGCCAGCTTGTCGGCCAGTTCTGGCTCAAACACGGTGGTGAAGGTGGCAAAATTCAAAGTGGACTGAATCACGCCTTCCATCACGGTTTCCGCACTGTCGCCATCGTTGCCCTTGGAAATCACCGCGCCTTTGGCTTCGGTCAGATTCAAGGCTTCGGCCAGTGTGCCGGTGGCAAAGCCGATTTCGGAAGCCTTGCCTTGGGTGGCGGAAACGATTTCAAACGCCTGCAACTGCTCGTCAAACTGCACGGTGGCACTGATGGCCGTGCCGATTTTGTCGGCGGCATCTGAAAAGCTGGTAGCGGCGGAAAGGTTGATGTTGTCGCCGCTCTTGTCGTTGCCGTCGATATTCACTTTCAGATTGCCCGAAAGTTTTTTCAGGGCGGCAAGGCTCATGCTTTTCACGCTTGCGCCGCGCAGATAGGCGGCTTCTTTGCCGACATTGTAGGGGTAGAAATACAGCGTGCCGGGCTTGATGTGCGAGTTATCGAAGCCTTTAAAGTACACTTGCGCGGCTTTAAATTCTTCGCTGGCCAAGCCGAAAAACTCGCCGACTGCCGAAGCATCGGGGAACGCGGTGTGCCGGCCGGTGGGCAGGTTTTCGTTTTTGCTCAAAAAGACGGCGTTCATCGACAGGGGAGAACCGCCGGAACTGAGTACGGCGGGGTTTACGCTGACAATTTTACTTGCCGGAATAGATTGGAACATGGATATATCCTTTACGGTTGGATCAGGGTTAAATCAAAAGCGTTTACAAACTGCTGCGGGTGTTCTGCCTGTGGCGCATAGGCCAGATGAACGGTGGTCATCCATCGTTCTTCATATTCGCTCTCTTCGTTGGTGAGCGGCATGAAGCGTGCGGGGTCGGCATATAGCGGCTGGCAGGATTTCAGCCGTTCGCAGGCGTAGAAATCGCGCCAAAGCAAAACGGTTTTCTGCGCCATCTGCCCCGCCTCTTCGCCGTAGAAGTCAAGCTGCATCTGTATTTCTGATTGGCGCGATACGGCAGCGGTTTCATCCGCCACGGCGTAAGCGTGTTCGTTGGTGGCAGCGGCGGCTTCGTTCAGGATGTTCATCACCACAAACGGCGGTTTGGGTAGCGGTACGTTGTTGCTGTATCCGCGCACCACTTCGCACGAAAAAAGCCCGAGCAGCATTGCCCGGACTTCGGTATAAATATCGTCTAATGTTGCCGCCATAACAGCACCTTGCACCAATCCGGCCAGCTTTCCACCACCTGTTTCACCAGCCATTCTGTCGTTTCGGTTTCGCCGTAGGCCGCGAATACCAGCTTGTCCGCGCCTTTGCCGTCCTGCCGCCGCAGGCCGTGGAATTGGCCGGTTACATAGGCATAAAGCAGCGTTCCTTGCTGCGCCAGACCTTCAAACAAGGACAAATCCTGCGTGCTGAGGGTTTGGGTCTGCACGGTTACGGGATGCTCGCTGTAGCCTGATTTCCGTTTTCCCGTGGCATCGGTGGTGTAGCCGTCGTTGAGTTTCAGCACGGCGGGCAGGTTCGGATTGACGGATGTAATCGCGCCGTTGGCGATGGCTCTAAGATTCATCGGCTACCTCGTAATCAATACTTCGCCACAACGTTCCCGTGTCAATCAACGGCTTATCAAAGCCTTTTTGCTTCACGGTTGTGGCGGCGTTGGGTGGTTCGCGGAAGTCTTGGATAGTTTCCACAATCTGCCCCTTTACGCCTTTGCCCATCAATTCCAAGGTTTGCCGCACATCGCCACCGTTGGCTTCCATTAGTGCGGCAGCCTGCTTCGGCCATTCGTCCTTATGCTCGGCAATGGTATTGCGGAAAAATGGGCGCGGGGGAATGGTTGCCGTGCCGTATTCATTCCAAAAGGCCACTTGTGCCACGCTTTCGCCGTCCGAGCCGTCGTAGTTTGCCTGCTCGATGATGCCGATGCGCACCTTGGCCGTTGTTGCCTGCGCGGCCAGTTCGGCCAACCGCTGCCTGAATTTATCGCCACCGCGCATAGCAGCCTCTCTGCACATAGCGGAAGCGGCGGTATTTGGCGGTAAGTTGCCAGTAGGTCGCACCATAGGGCGTTTGCAGATACCAAGCGGCATTGCTGCCCACCGCACCCATATCTGCACTCACGGAAACGCTGCCTTCGGTAGCCGAAGCAATGCGCCCCACCAATCCGCCCTGCGCGGCACGTTCGTTTAGCGCGGAAAAGTGGCGCACCAGTAGGAACAGCAGCATTTCGCACTCTTCCAGCTTTTTCACAATGCTGTGGTCGGTGTTGTCCAGTAGGCTTTCTGCCTGCGTGAACCACATGGCGAACTGGGCATCGCTTGCCTGTACTTCGGGATAAGCCGCCTGAAACCGTGCTTTATCAAAGACGACGGCGGGCATGGTTACTCTTCCTTGGCGGTGCTTACACCATTGGCCTTGTCATCGGGGTTAATGGCTTCCAACTTGGTTTCGTTGTCGGTCTTTTCCCGCGCTTCGGCTTTGGTGTTTTTGGCGTCTTCATGGGCGAAAACGAAGCCGTTTTTCACCATGTCGCGGTCTTGGTGCGCCTCCAGCCAAGCATTGAACAGGTCGGCATCCACATCGTAGGTAATGCCGTGGCCGCCGATGATGTTGGAGGCGTTTGCGCCGTTCAACTCTACCGACTGGCCGCCGACCTCAATAATCAGTCCGTTGGGCAGTTTGCAGCCAACGGTTACAGTTTTTTGTTTTGCCATTTGATTTTCCTTTGAAATGAGAAAAGGCCACCTGAAAACAGGCAGCCTTGTTTTTCAAGCAGCCTGCACTTAGCTCACCGTCATGGAAGCAATGCAGAACGGACGGTAGATAATCGCGCCCCATGTGCCCTGCGATTTCTTCTGCTTGATGCTGGAGGCTTCCAAAACCATGTTGTGCGCACGCAGTTTTTCGGTGAAACCGCATTCCAACGTGCGCTGGCCGTCCAACTCTTCCACAATCAGCTGCACCATCTCGCCCGATGCGGCGGAGTATTCCGGCACGGTTTCGATGCGCAGGTTGGGGAAGTTCTTTTTCAGCTGGTCGGTAACATTGACGTTGTACTGGTTGGTTTTGGTCAGTTCCACGCTGGCGGTGGGGCTGCACACCAGCAGCAGCGGGGTGTTCATATCAATCAGGCCGCCAGTCTGCTGCAACAGTTTTTGGAACAGCTTGCGGATGGATTCGTACACTTGCTCGCCGGTGGCGGTTGCCCATGTTTGGGCGGCAGCGGTGGCGGCCGGCAGGCTCGGGTCGTTGAGGATGCCGTAGTTCTGCAAACCTTTGATACCGAACAGATAGGATTTGTTCTGGAAGCGGTTCAGGGCGTTCACGCTGGCCTGATTGACGCGGTTTACATAGTCAATCTTCGCTTCGCCTGCGCGTGCCACTTCGCGTTCGCCCCAGCGGGTGAACACTTGGTAATGGTAGCTTTGGCGTTGCGGGAAATTGACGTTGGCACCGCTCACACCGTTGTTGTTGTAGTCGCCGTAGCTGGAGACTTCGCCGGTAGGTTCTACCAGCATGAACATGGCGGTTTCGGTCGTCCAGTCGCCTTTTTTCACTTCGCCGAAGATTTCGGCGGCCTTCATCGGTTGCAGGGCGACTTCAATCAGCTTTGGATCGACATAGGTCAGCATCCATGCGGGAATGCCGCTGTTGCCTGTTGTGGTCAGTGCGGGCTGAGCGTCCATCGCCAAAGCAGCCTGCACCTGTTCGTTCATCAGCTTTTTGCCGCCGCCCATAAAGACGATGCCGGCATCGCGTTCGAGTTGTTGCAAGGTATTCATTTAATCGTTACTCCCATGTGGTGATTTTGGCCAGTTCGCCCGCTGCGGCTTTGGAAGCCACTTTGAAGCTGGTCAGGGTGTGGCCGGTTTCGGTGGCGGCGGCAGATGCTTTCAATGTGCCGTCGGTGTCTTTGGCAAACACGTTTTGGCCGATTTCGGCACCGGCGGGGAAATGCGCCCAGAAGTCGCCTGCCACGGCCAGTGTGATGATTTGGCCGGGCAGGATTTGGTTGCCGTGTTCCGCCAGATAGGCAGTGATGCTGGCCTGCTGTTCGCGGTGGACAAAGCCGATGCGTGCGCCGGCGGTTTTTTTGTTGGACACTTTGCCCTCGGCATCCGCCCAAGCAAACACGCCGACGGTTACGCCGTCCGTGCCGCTGACGAGTGCGCCTTCACCCGCCAGCATGGAAGCGTTCGGGTTGTGGGCAGCAAAATCCCCCCCCCCCGCGGGGGGGGGGGGGGGGGTGGTGGCGTTTTTTTGAGGGCGGGGTTTGGTGC